TACTGAACAAGTGAATCGACCTCATTAGTAAAGGTACTACCACTTGGCACACCGTGTGGACCCTCTCGAAGTCCTTCAGGAGTGATAATCCCAATATTACACATATTATGGGCTATACTGTCAATTCTTGTCCAGAACTCTTTTCTGAAAAGTCTCTTTATATACTCAAATGCTATCAATATTAAATCAGGAACAATTGAAGCATCATAAGAAGAGAAATCAATAGAAAGTATGTCGCATAGTGTAGCTAATGCTTTATCTACACATATAGTAACTTCCTTATCAACCGCGTCAGGATGTAAAATCGCTGCTCTCCAAAATAGATTTCTTTGATGAGGTAATAGTACTTGGTAAAATTGTTGCTCTAATAATTTCCATATGAATGGAAATCCCCAGACTGTTCTAGTCTTACCCTGCTCTTGTGTTCTGGTGAACATAACACATGGGTAATTCATACCTTCTTGAGCTAAAAGGTCATCTATCGGTGTTTCTTTTGCATATCTACCAGCCCTCATTAGCGGAAGACCACTATTTGTCTGGTTCTTCAAGTTCTTAATTGCATTTTCACTTGAAGCCGGTCTAAATTGTCTGTTTTGTTTATTTCCTTCATCAATAGCAATCTTAAGTAATTCTTCCTTAAGTCCAGGTTCTAAGTCGTGAACTGCAAAATATTCTTCGACAAAACCTTTTCGCTCAGACCAAGGTTTCTGGATCGATCTAGGTCCGTACTTTTCCTTGTTCTGGTTTTCAATTTCAATCAAAGTAGGTGTTAACGCATCATGATTTAGTTTCTCATATATCTCAGTCCATCCTGCTAAAATTTTATCAGGACCAATCTTCTCTCCGATAGGTGTGAGATAAGGGGTATCCGAACCCGTAACTATATTATTTAGAATAGTCAGTAGCGAATTCACAGTAGCTGGTGGGAGATCGTAACGATCCAACCACTTGTGTTGGGCTAGTAACTTTTCACGTCTTGCCTTCTTTGCTTTCCTCTTAAATCTGTTTCTCTTCCGTGTTTTAGAAGAGCCAAATCCTATGTTTGGCTCAGTATCTAAGTCTTCTGTAATTGAAGCTTGAAAACTCGCAATATTATTTGAATTTATTATTTCCATTAGCTGTCTTTCTCCTTATTTTCTTGTTTAATACCAAAGATCAAGATAAGTTCAACTGCACTAAATAGTACAAGATCAGTCACCTTGGATCTAACAATAATCGGGTTGAAACCAGTAGCATACATCGAGCAGAGTGCCACTAATATATTTCGAACTTGCTTAATCTTAAATTGTTTAAATTCTCGTTGTATTATGTCTTTCTCTTCCATATTGATGTAGTCTCCTTGTAAGCTACAGAAATAGTGTTGACCTTTTAATATGTAATTATGATTCGAACTCAGTCATATCACGCGGTCTAACGTTTTGAACTGATTTTCTAAGATCTGTTT